GTCAGGTCGCCGGCATGGACATCTACCAGTGGAACCAGATCCCGAACGTCGAGAATCTCGCGGGCGTGGCCATGGGCCCGGATTCCCTGCTCGTCGCGACTGGGGTGCCGATGGCTGAAATCGCCGGCTTCAACGCCAGCGTCGCCACGGCTGAGTCGGGTCTCTCCGTCCAGGTTCTCGTCGGTCAGGCTGAAACGGGCAACATCCGTTGCATCGCTCAGATCCTCATCGGCGCGAACAAGGGCCGCGGCACCTCGGCCGTCCGCTACGTCACCGCTGCCTAAGCGGCCTGACATCGAAAACGGGGGCTCCGCAAGGGGCCCCTTTTTTGTGCCTGTTTGCCAATGGCCGCAGGGTTATGAGTTTATACTCTGAGTTCCTGCCCGACGCGAAGGAGATGGTCGCCGATTTTGCCGTGGCCGGTTCGGCCAACTCGGGAGCGATTACATTCGCTTGCCTTATCTCCGACCCCGCCGTGCAGACCGTGCTCGAAGCAGGGGGGTATATGGAGCGAACCCAGTATACCGTCCGCCTCCCCGCCGCAACGGCCTCCTGGAGCCTTCCAGATGGGTCTACGGGGGCTTCCACGGCCATCATCGTCGGCGGCGTGCCCATCGCTTCCCTCGCCCAGGGCAAGAAGATCGTGGCCGGCGGGAAGAACGTCCGCATCACGACCCAGACCTATAAGCCCGGGTCGGCCTGGGTGACGCTCGTCGTCATCGACGACAACCAGTAATGCCGGCCAAGGTCTCCATCGAGCCGAAGTCCCTCGCTCAGTTCGTGGAGGCCTGTCGCCAGTTCGCAGCTGGGATGAAGATCACCATGCGCGACGCCGTGCTCGAGCAGGGCATGCTTGCCTGTCAGGACGCGGCCAAGTTCACCCCTCCCCTTCCCCGCGGCGGGGGCAATGGACTAAGCCCTAGCGCGAAGAAGGCGGGCATGAAGGCAGTCGCCGGCGACATCTCCAAGATCTTCGTGGCCGCAAACGACTCTTCGGAAAGGGGCGTTGCTGGAAACATCGTCAACCAAATGGCCTTTGCCGTGAAGACGGGCGACTTCGGCATGTTCACCCGCCTGACTGACGGCGGCAAACTCTCTGGCATGCTCGGCCAGCGCAGCATCCTCTCGAAGATCGCGGCCGACTCCGACAAGCAGCGGGCCTTTGCCAAGGCCAAGAACTTCTTGAACAGGGCGAACCCAGTTAAGAGCGAATACGGCACTCCGGGTTTTGTGCGTGACCTTAGGCCCATTCATAACCAGGTCAAAAGCCGCTTCGGCGGACGCATAAAGAAAGGGCAACGTGCCATCTCTTCCAAGTTACTCGTGCAGGATAAGAACGAGCTTAAGGAATATATTGAGGCCCGGCAGAAGATGGTCGGCGCCGTCAAGTCCGGCTGGGCAAAAGGTATGGCAAGTCTTCCCCGACCTAAGGACATGAACGGCCAGCAGGGCGAACCCGGCGCCGAGCTTCGGAAGGCCTCATGGATTACCTCGCATTCTGGTGTGGCCGGCCGTAGTGTGACCGCCTTCACCGACAAGATCGCAGAAATCGCCGTGACCAACACTCTAGGCAACATCAACGGCATCGCCGACGAGGCAGGAGTCCTCGGCTTAGTCTACGGCAACCGCGTCAAGCAGATGCCCGCCATGATGCGTCACCGCATGAAGAAACCCGTCGACAAATTTAACCGCAAATAACATGGCCTTCACCAAATCCATCCGCCACATCGTCGAGGGCACGCTCGCGACCTATCTCACCGCCCAGGCTGGTCTCGCCGGCGTGGCCATCCTCACGGGTGACAGCGCCGCGACCCAGACCCTTCCCAAGGCCGTCGTGCTCTGCGACTCCGCCCGGGCTCCTGGCGACCTCCCCGAAGGCCTCGGCAACTTCGATTGCTCCGTCCGCATCACCCTTTTCTCGAACGCAGACGACACTACGCTGGCCGTCCACCGTGCCCGCTGCGCCGCCCTGTCCGACTGCATGCGGAGCGTGGGCCTGATCCAAGACGCCTTCGCGGTGACCGGCGACGCCCTCTGTTACGACGTCACCTATCGCTCCGAAGACGAGGGCATCGACGAGCGTTCCTGGGCGACTTCCTTCGCCTTCGACATCCTCACTTGCCTGAACCCCGAGTAGGTTGCCAATTAAAGCAGGAGTAAGATGAGCGAAGTAAACAAAGGCGTAGTCTGCCTCTACGGAATCGGCGCCGGCCAGGTTGCCTCCCTTTTTGTGCAGAGCTACTCGGTCAGCTCTGGATTCAACAACACCGGCACGGTCGTCAATGAGTCCGGCCTGACCGTGACGGCCCGTTACGACGACCGCCGCTCCGAGATCACCGTCGAGGGCGTGGCCAAGCTCACGTCCGTCCCGCAGCTCGGCGCGACCCTATCCTTCACCGCGAAGACCGCCTCGGCTTACCCTGGCGGCTCCGCTTCGGTTTCCTTCTCGGGCGTCATCACCAAGGTCGACGACCGCGGCAGCTCGCAGGGTTTCGTTTCGGTCAGCGTCACTGCTGAATCGTACGAAGAGATCACCTATTAATTGACACCCCCGAAAGGGGCGTAGGCTGGATGGAGTGGATCGTCGCTTCCTGAATGCCCACATCGACCCGGCGCCTTTCAAGCTGCTGGGTCGTTCGCTTTACCCGTGGTGCCTCAAGTACCGCGTGCGCTTGCATGCCTTCGACTCTCCCCTGGTCACGGGTGAACGTGGGGTGACTCCTGCGGACTTGCTCTTCGCCTGCCAGGTGTGCTCCGAGGAGCCGCTCGGGAACGTCAGCATCATCGACAAGGCACGGCTCGTCTACCTCTCAAGCAATCCCTATAAGTTTGAGGCTATGCTCAAGGCCTTCGCCGGCTACATCTTGGTAGACGACTGGCCGAAGTTCTGGGAGCAGGATCAGAAGAAGAGCGGAGGGAACAAGGGCCTCCCCTGGCCGATGAGCATCGTCGCGAACCTAGTGGCGAACGGCATCGACGAGAAGCGTGCCTGGGAGATGCCTGAATGCCAAGCCGTCTGGCTGAACGCGGCCTTCGCCATGCGCAAGGGCGTCGACGTGGCGATCATGTCGCCGGAAGAGGAGGCCTACATCGAAGAGCAGCTGAAGGCCGGCGAAGGGGAAGCCCCCGTTGCCAATCCCGCAGGGTAAAGAGACCATGGCTCAAGACCTGACAGTCAACATCAAGACGACCTCCGACGTCCCGCAGGCCATGGACAAGGCCAAGACGGCGACGACTGGTTTCGCCAAACAGGTCGAAGACATTGGCAAGAAGTTTGGCACGTCATTCAAGGACATCTTCCTTTCCTTCCTCGGGCCTATGGCCCTCCTTACTGGAGCAATCGCCATCATCGGAAAGATAATTGCAGATAACCAGCGAAAGCAACAGGAGGCAACGCAAGCGGCTATTGATGGGACTAACGCCTTGATGTCTGCCGAAGACAGGTACTACGCAAACAAGTTAGACAAAGAGAAAAAGTTAAAAGAATCACAAGAAGAAGCGAAGACCGCCCGAGAGGTAATCACTAAGGAATTCCTTTTAAATGACCCTAGGGGCAAAGCCTTGGTTGAAAAGGAAAGTGATCCCGGAAATAATCAACCAGGGTTTTTAAAGTTTCTCGGCAGACTTCTTGGAGAACAAAAAAGCGCGGCAGATAAGCTTTCAAGAAGCGAACGCGTACAAGGGCTGGTTCAAGGCATGATTGCCGAAGATGCGGCCAAAAGCGGTGTTTCTGATTCTGGTCTAAAGGCCGGCTCATTCAAGGGCCCCGAAGGTTTCGGCACGGTCGTCGGCGTGGGCGCAAACCCGGTCATGGAGAAGATGACCCGCCAGAATGAGATCCTCGAGGAAATTAAGATCATCCTTCAGGAGCAGAGCCTCATCAATAAGGGCGGCATGGTTCCTTCTCCGTTCACTGAGGCCGTCCCTGTCACCCTCCAGAAAATCGGAGCCGTCTAATCTACCATGGCCATCGTCAACACAGGCAACGTCCTTTCCTCCGAGTTCATCCAGCCAGGGATCACCGTCATGTCGGACGGCTTCGGACTGGTCACCGCGTCGGCGACCTACAAATGCGACTGGGCGACCGCCGTCCCGGTCACGCAGCGCGGCGCTCCCCTGGACTTCGGCGGCCTGACTTACCTCAAGGCGCACAAGTCGAGCATCAGCTACGACAACTTACAGTTCAAGACGGTCAAGGTGGACTACGTCGGCATCGACCCGACGGTGGGCGGGGGCGTAATGACCACCGCAAACACCTCGGTCGCCAACGGCCTGACTGCCGAGAACATCACGACCCATCCGAACTTCTTCACCGCGGCAACTGGTTACGGAGGATTACCCCTCGCCGGTCTCCCTTCCGACTTCGGCGGCGCTTACGACGACTCGACCCTCGGGCCTCCCGTCACGGTCATCGCGGTCGCACCCTCTCCGAACGCTGGCAAGCCTGTCGTCGTTCCATCGTCCCAGGGATACAACGGCGCATGCTTCGAGACTGGCATGGGCGGACGCTTCATCGGCTTCGTCGACCCGGACGTCCCTGAGCTCTACGGCAAGACCCAGTATCTCGCCCGCACGACCACTTACTCGGGCGTGATCTACACAAGTTCTTCCTCTTTTGTTCAAGCCTTATACGCGCTTCTTGGAACCGCTACGGCTGGCAACTCTTGGGGCGTGTTCCAACTCATTCCCGCATGGGGCCCGACGGGAACCGGCGACTTCGGGAATCAGAACTTGCTCTCTCAGGTCAACGTCGAGGAGTTCGGCTTGCTCTACAAGGTGCTTTACGAAATCCGCTATTCCAAGGAAGGCTGGCCCCCCGACGTCTACGTCAACATCTGACGACCGATGAGCATCCAGCCGGGAGTCGGTTATACGTTCAAGGATTCGAGCCAAGGCACGACCCTTAACATCGAGAAGCCCTGGGGGCCGTGGGCCGTCTACCCGGTCACCGAGGAGGTCTGTCCGTTCACCATCGTCGACGAATCCTCAGGCACGACCTACAAGTTCAGCTGCACGCCTGGGATGGTCAACTCGGTCATCCCTCAGATCGGCATCGCCCCGCTTGCGACTAAGCGCCTCGACTACGTTCCGACCCCGACGACGGCCTTCAACTTCGACCCGGCCACTGGTTACTCGTATATCTACCTCAAGGTCTCGGCGGACTATTCCACTCCTCCGACCCTCTACCCTGTGACGGATCAGGCAGACATCCTTTATCCGCGCATCATCTCGACGAGCATTCAGCAGGACGCAACGGACGACTCGGCCTTCTTCCTCCTCGCTGTCGCCTACCAAGACCAGACCAACCCGGGCGGCGTTGCTACCCCGATTGTAATCACTCAGCTGACGTGCGGCTCTCAGTGGTCTGACCGAATCAAGGTCGGGTCGGCTGTCGCGAAGTACTTCTTCGCCCGATCCTAATGCCCCTGCCTCCGCTGACGAAGGATTACATCACGGTCGGCGGAGCGCAGACATTTAGCGGCACCGTCTGGACGTGGGGCCAGATGCGAACTGCTGTTTACGCAGGACAACACGGAACAGGCTCTTCCTACTGGGGAAACTCTGGACACGCTATCGACTATTATGACACCGGCTTCAACGCAATCGACGCTGTCGAGTCCGGCAACCGGCTATTCCGCGGACAGGCTTTTAGCACCGTTGGTTATAACGATTACTCAACGGGCAACCCCACTCCAGGCGCTCCCGATATTCAGCGATTCTTTTACGGAAGTTTCTTTGAGTCTCCCCCCGGGTCTGGCATCTTTGTCCCTGGCATCGGCAGCGGCCTCGACATCGAAGAACAGGCGACCATCTTAGGCGGCGCCACGTTCGTCGGCTCAGGTGGCAGCGTCACCACTGGCCCGACGTCCTATGACAACTCTGACCCCGCCGGCCAGAATATTGGCACGACTCCGCTGGGCACGGTTTCGTCGGTGACCTTGTCATTCTGAGGCCCCCTTGCCAATCTCCGCAGGGTTAAGAAGACCCGATGAGCTGCTCCAACACCGCCGTATTCTCCCGAGGGGACAGTTTCTCCAGCGTCTGGACTTGGGTTCCCGGGGCCGGCGAGCCCGTCAACCTCCTCGGCACGACCATCGCCTCGACCCTCCGCGATCGGAGCGGAAAGGAATACCCGCTCGTAATCGTGCTCGCCGGCAACGGCCTATCCTTTACGGCCACGTTCCCCGGTGACACCGCCGACTGGGCGCTCGGCCTCGCGAGCTGGGACATCCGCTTCACCTTCCCGGGCGGCCCCGTGACGCACTCGACCATCTTCCGCGTGCAGATCCAGGAGACCATCACTCAAGCTTAACATGGCGACCATCAACGGAACATTCAACAGCCTGATCGCGGGAACGCTGTCGGGCACCGTCGCCACCCCTGGCGCTACTGGCCCCGCCGGCCCTGCCGGCCCTGCCGGCCCTCAGGGCGTCCCAGGAGCTCCCGGCGTGGGCGTCCCTGCTGGCGGAACTACGGGCCAATTCCTGACCAAGTCGAGTAACCTCGATTATGCGACTGGCTGGTCGACCCTATCTCTCGCCGGCT